ATGGAGGCATAAACCAACGCTTCAAGGCCGTTAATCAAACTGAAACTCTTGCGTCGCCTGGAACGCTTGGTCTTTCTTCGGGCCATTCGGGACATAAGCCGCACTCGACGCTCTATAACACTTCGTCAATAATTTTGGTAAATTTCCCATCCGATCCCTTCAGTGCTTGGGCAGCTGGACCGCTTTGAACGCTATTCATCAACATTTGACCGATCGCTTGCTGAATTGGGTTAATCGGTTCAATTTCACCTAATCCACCCTCGATTAATTTCTGAACTACGGTTCCTAAATTCTGATCGAGGTCGTTTATCACCGATCGGACAGTGAAAACCAATTGTCGAAACAGCCAAACCGACAAAAGAATGTCGAAAACTACCAATCCTACGCATACAAGAACCCAATCCATGCACAACCCACACCCAAACCGGCCCTAAAAGGTTCGTTTTCAGTAGAGAGAGAGAGAGAGAGAGAGAGAGGATCAGTACAGATCTACTACTACTACTAATAATTCAATAAAAGAGAGTCGTTTTATGGAATTACTAAGTAGTAGATACTTCTCGGACTAAACATGACGGACGAACAGGGCTTCGATCCCTACGACAGATGCTTAACATGTGAAAGGAGAGTGGGCGCTCATTCAATCCCCGAGTTTGAGGATTGCTTAGCCGCTCAAGGAAGATATAGAGATGAGGAGAGTGTCAAGAATGACTAAGAGGATCGTCATGGATTGCCTCAACCTAAATTGTGAGTGTATAATTCTAATAAAATATGACGGCGAACGTGAAAATGATATCGAAGCATTTTGTGAAGAAATAGCGGAAGTTATGAGTTGTCCCGATTGTAATCAAAATAATTTCGTCGTGGGGTGGCGTTGATGAAGGTCATACTCGATTTGTATTCTGGGACCGGCGGCGCTTCCGAAGCCTTTCTCGAACACCCTGGGTGGAGGGTTATTCGCGTTGAGGACGATCATCAACACGCTCAAGTCCCAGAGACTCGGATAGTTGATTCATCTTGGAGCCTGAACTTACTCGCTGAAGAAAGAATTGAATTATTGTGGGCTTCTTTCCCTTGCACTGAATTCTCAAGACTCGATCAACCTTGGACGAGAGCAAGACTTCCCGAAGGGTTTGAACCGTCCTTAGTGGAAGCACTCAAGACGAAAAACATCATCGAAGTGTTGAAACCTAAATATTACTGCGTCGAAAATGTGAGGGGAGCCATACCATATCTGGAACCGATCTTCGGTCCTCATACTCAGCGCATTGGGCCTTATTTCCTATGGACTAATCTTCCGACTATCGTCACGGGTTCCTGGAACCCCCTAAAGAAATCTCAGAACATGACCGGAGCGAAGCAGCGCGGCGCGATCCCTATCGAGTTGTCTCGTGCAGTTTTAGAGGCGACAACTCAACCCACAATGGAGGATTTTTAATGGATAAGAGAAGAATGAAGAAAGAAATATTTGCATATTTGGCGGTCTATCTTGAAGGTTATACCCACTCGGATTTATCCCATCAATTGAAGTCTCAAATATTACGCGACAGACCTACTCCAGCTGCCCAAAGACGGTTTGAGAGAGTCAAAGAAGAGGCAATCGCTCAACTGTTTCAATTGGGACTTTTGAACCCCGAGGAACTCTCTGAGCAAGTCATAGAAAAGAGGGGATATAGATGAAACTAAGATGTACCTTTTGTAAGATCGTCTTCGACTGTCCCGACTTCGTCGCCGTCGCTGCTATCCAAGAGCAACAGTGCTACATCACCCGGCAAGGCATCACTCACAAACTCTCAGAACTTCAAGGAAAGGGATCATTCAATGAGTAATCGCATCAAGTCGGTTAATCTGTGCGACGAAACCGAACCGATCGCAGAGCATATCATGTCTAACGGCGGGAACTTTAGCCGGTTCGTTAGAGAGTGCTTGATCCGCTACTATGCTGAAACTAAAGCATCGGCATTTTGCCCGCGTAAGATCCTCGAGGGCGGAGAAGAACCCCCCCTCTGCAATCCTCATCATGAACGCCGTTGCGTGACTTGTTGGCCCGCAGGAAAGCCCTCTGTTCAAGATTGGCGGGATTACCGATATAACGGCCCCAAGACTACCACGCATCAGAGATCATACACCCAAGAAGGGCAATGGAAGGTAGGCGACAAATACACCCGCGAAGATCCCGGCTCCGAACATTTCAACAACCATGTGTGGATTTATGAACGTGCATTGGAGGTTAACCCCCCTCTATTCGACATGAAAGATTTGAAGATTAAGGGGAACGCGAAACCCGCTCCGAGAAAGAGAAGACGAAGGCTAATGGCTCGCCTACGAAGTCTAATCTAAAACTGGCTCGCCGAAGGGTCCCCATGCTTGACCGGCAGCGGTCCCGACCGAATTCGTTAGCCGAAGCAAGCCGATCATCATAGCGGTGAAGGCGGTAGGGTTTGCGGCCGCTGCTGACGCGATCACTTCGCCCGTTTCCTCAACAACCCATTCACCCCCCTCAACAACTAGATTCCCGGCCACATAGCCCGCCGTCGCACCGAACCACGGCGCACCAAAGGGGAGCGTGATGAGGCCGCCTATGATGGCCCCAATTGAGCCGCCTACTATGTTCTGAGTTTCTAACCAATCATTGACCTGAGCTGGAGTCATGTCGGCGGTTATCCCGCGCCAATCGACGCCCGGAAGAAGTCGGTCAATGATTAGCGCAAGACCGATCCCGAAGGTGAGCATGAATGTCCCGTCAGAGAGTGCGGCCAGGATTGGCGTCATCCATCGATTAGCAGAATATGAGAAGGTGGCCTGGTCCAGTAATTGACGCTCCTTAGTGCCTAGAGTGAGCCTATGCTCGACTACCTTCTTTCCATCGACGGGCAATCGAGGCATCTAGAGATCCTCAAGGATCCCGAGCAGGGTAATTTTGAGGGCCGCCGCAGTAGCGTTTCCAGCTGCGGCGGCAGTAATAGAACCGGGACCGGGGTATGGTCCGGCGGTGACTAGATTAATTCCCGTCAATGCGTTGTTCGGATCGGTCACGGCAAAGGTTCCGCCCGATATCGGATAGAGCAGATTCACCAAGCCGCTATCGCCGTCGGTCAATTCATCATGAGTCGGATTTCCTGCCGGTATCAAATTGAGGTTATACCGTTCGCCACCGTCGCCACCGTAGTATGATACGGTTGAAAGAGTGAGTTTCTTTCCTTTGGGTATGGTCCCTATCAAGAAATTCTTATTCGCATCGGTCCCGGCGGGTATTTCCCCTTGAGCCATCCACCTTTCGCCCATCAGATCACCGCTTTTCGGCCCATCTGACGATCTCCCGCATACGCTTTGTCCCCATCAATTCGCAATCGAACAGTAGTTTTGTAGCCTTCTTGACCGCTCCTTTCTCGCTCGCGGACATGATTCTAAGGCGGGCTTTCGCTCGCTTACTGATCGCCATTTTCAACACCTAAGCGTCTGTTCTGAATACCATGCGACTGTTCAATGCAACGTTTATCCTGCATGGTTGGAAAGTTGCTGCACAGTCCCCCGCAGACGCGGTGAAACCGACTGAACCGATAGGGACGCCCGATCCGTCAAGCACATAGACGGGGGATTCTGCTTCGGCGTCATTCGCGCCGGGTACGGCGAACCAATGAGTGATCGTTCTGCCCTGGAGCGTTAGGCCGAGGGAGGAAGTTCCGTCGAGGATGCTGACTAATTCCTGTTCTCCGGCCCCCGATACGGTTTTTGAGAACACGTGGTATTCCCCTGAACTGCAAGCGACAGTCACGGCGGCGGTTCTTGTTGCTGCTGCATTGACTAACGCTTGAACGGAGTCGCCGCTTGCGATTTGCTTCGGGTAGGGAAGGGCAGCTGGAAGGCCGCAGTTCCCGCCGGAAGTCCCTGCGCCACCGCCGATTGGAAGTCCTAATTTTATTTTTCCGGCACTCATCACAAATGCATATACGAAGTCATTTTCACACTGAAGGCCCGCGCGGTTTGCGGCGAAAGTCCCATGCTGCTGAGTTGCGAAAGTTCCGAAAACCTGCGCCGACCCTACAAAATCCGGATCGGTCAGAATCTCGTCCTGGGTGGCTTCGGTTGTTGCTGAGTTATGCAGAGGGACTACCCCCCCCGCGAGTTGAAATTACTGTGCCGTAGCAGTTTACATTCGCCATAGAATCACAGCCTTATTCCCGCCCCTAGAGCGGGCTTGATGATATTTCGATTTACGGAACTGATCGGCATTCTCAAAAGGCGTTTTCCGATCCGAAATCCGATTGAAGTCGTGAATCCGGCAATCGCCATCGGCAAAAGATTTGCCTGAAAGTTTGCAGCCATTACAGCGAGAGCGGTCGAGGGGTTGGTCGCTATGTCTGAAATTGAGATTTCTCCGGCTCCGGTAAGATCTCCGGCTCCGGTACTATCTCCGGCGGCGTCGGTGAACTGCTTTGTGAACATCGGAGAGCCACCGACGAGATCGGGCTTTCCTGTAATGAAGCCCCAAACGCCTGTCCCGGCCGTTCCTTCTGTCAAGATGGAGGCATAAACCAACGCTT